CTCAACTGTCCGACATTATTTTCGGGTTTCCCTAACATACAAATACGTTAGAGACCCCCTATGGCCCTCACAATACAACCCAGTTGATAGCTGAGTTCTCCCCTTGCCAGGGGAGGTCTTAGACTACAAATTCCAATCTACACTCGCAGGGCAAGGCCCAATTAAGCAACCACCCAATAATGGTCTCCGTCTTTCTATCACTAGCGACATATGCAGCCTAACCAGGAACTAACCTCCCTACGAACTACTAAGAGGAGCGGAGGACACGGATAAGTGACTTCATTAAACGAATTAACTTACCTTCCTTCGACCGAAACCTCGTTTCCTTGGCTCGGACGTCAAAAGGAAGAAACTCCTTTAATGCCGCCAACTCATCACTTACAGCCCACCACTCCTGCATGAACGACACGATGTCATCCATGCATTCATGGTTCCCCTTCACCATCTCCTTAGCGACTGGATCTAGCTGAACAATCGGCTTAACTCTTCGCCCTAAATCATCCAAGGACCCCAAGATCGCGACATATAACCTACGGTATATCACCGCCCACCAGTAGACGTCAAACCCATCAAGGGTCAGCGCCTCTGACTGGAAGGAATAAACCGAGGATCGAACCCTTTCGATCTTTTCAGCCACAGAGATCGTCACCTTATCCCGAATACATTGGTAAACGGCATAGGGATCGCGATTTCCCAAGTTCAATGATAGAGAATCTATCATCTCTCTCCAAGAAACCACCGACCAAGGAGATACCCCCGGACTCCTCAGGACCAACAGCAACCCTAAGATTCTTCCATTCAGGCGTGGAAGCGGACTGGTAATCCGCCCCTGAGCCCTGTATCCAAATCCTGCGGCACGCAATACACTAGAGAGCTTCGGCTCCCAAACCGCCCCCAATTTCCGTACAAGTTCAACCAAAATGGGAAGATGAAACTTCCCAAGGGCGAACTCAAGTAAGGAAACTGGAGACGTTTCCTTTCCTTTAAGAAAGAAACGTTTGGCGAATTCACAGCTACCCCGACCAACTAAGGTCTTAGCAACTGAAATCCGGACCCCCAAACCCTTTAGTATATCCCTGTACCGCAAAGCTACGACGCGGTCTGCAATCACCACATCGTCTCCTAGGACGGCATAAGCCGAAAACCAACCAGTCTTCCCTACCTCCCTTGCAGCACACTGGATAATCAAATGATGAACCAGAGCCAACATCGCCCAAGAACTATAAGCGCCCATAGGTTGACCCACCGCATAGCGAACCCTTCCGCTACGGGGGAGACCTTTCTCAACATCAATATGTTCAAAAAGATCCGAAGTGAGATCGTAATAAAAATCACGATCCCTCAACAGTCCACCCCAAAGATCACCCATAGAACTCGGGAGAAGTTGGTTCAGTAGAGCTACTTGCACCTCCCATGGCACCCTATCCGTGGCTGCCTTCAGATCGAAAGAATAACAAACCTCATTAGGAAAACTCTTCATCAGCGCTCTTACAGGAGCCAACTGATCAAAAGTTCCGTCCTGAGGTATCCTTCTCAATACCGAAAACAACCAGAGATGTAGCGGACGCAGAACAATCTGCGTCCAATAGTCTACTATAGCAAACACTCGTACCTTTCCCGGTTCTTCCTTCACTCCCAACTTTCCCAATCGGCCCCCTTCCCCAGTAAGTGGGCGTTCCCTCCTTTTCGGAGAGTCCGCCCATAACAAATAAATGTCATCTGCTTCTGAAGCTAATCGCTCCATGACAGACTTAATGGACAAAGAGTCAACAATCTTCAACCATGAAACTAGTACCCCCCAGAGTGGATGAGATTTCCACACTAGGGCGTCGTACCAGCACATACCTAAAGACGTACTATTATTCCGAGAGTTGGGTCCGGAGGTCCGGACCGAAAAATATTCCACCTTCAGGGTTTCCCGCACATCAGCTTCTGACAAGGGAAAAACATCCCAAGTCATCAACTGACGGACGAAAAACTCTGAATACCTAGAAACGCGTCTAACCACTCGGGACGATCCCTCGAAAGGGGCTATAATCGTCGCCACGCCAAACACCCCCTTAAAATCCAGAACCCTGTACAAACCAAACAGGGATAACCAAGCTCTCACTAACAAGTGATCACCTGACCGGATCCTACGACGATGTCCAACGGGAATAATCCTAGGCAAACCGGAACGAGTACGACTGACCACTGGCCCGAGAACGGTCACGTCCTTATGCTTCTTACCCGCTGTAACGGACATCAGCAATACGCTGTAAGCCTTCAAACGCAACCCCAACCCCCGGGCTCCCTGAGTCTTCATAATCCACCCACAATGCCACGCGAAACGATAAAGTATCTTCACCCAAGACGACAATGAGGCCCCACCCACTAAGCCAATAAAGCTCAAGAGCTTTATGGCCAGTGGGCGACCAGCTTTTACACTGTTCTGCCAACTAAGTCGAACAGCTGGACTTAATTCCGAAAAATAAGTCAAGTTGTTCATTTTCAATTATAATAATAGCTTAGCACTTCGGTTTCCCTTTTGGGGACCGCAGGCACCTTATCCAAGGACGGGGCGACCGCTGTGGTTGCCTGATCCTACACCAGTCCTATCTAGATCCCCGGGATCCTCCTATCTTCACTAAATCAATTCCGTACTGTCCTCCGAAGAGCGTCGTGAACTAACCAGTTCCAATCGTTCCAGATTCCCTGTCCGCGACCGAGTCGCGTTTTACCCCTTAAACTAAAGGGCTCTTCTACATAGAAGGGTGCCGACCAGGTACCACTACCACCGCTAGCGAGAGGCTGTTCTCAGCCTTTCGACATCTATTCCTCAAAAGGAACTGTTAAGTGGAAAACATCCACTTCCAGCATGACTAGCGCGTGATGGATATCGTACCTGAGGCACGAGACCATGCTCGTCCTCCCAAATGGACCAGACTCAACATCCGATACTACATCTGAGTAGAACAAGCAGATCCCGCAGAGCGGGATTTTGCTCTCAGGGAGT